CGTTTGCCAGTTTTGCAAAGTCCAAGTTCATTTCTTGGGCTTGTTTTTTCAACTCCAACTCTGCTTGCTGAATGGCAGCAACTTGGCTTGCATCGAGCTTACCGGCGCTGATAACGTTTTGCACTTCTTCTGGTGCAACACCAATAGCCTTGCTGACGGCGGTGACCGCCATGCCTGCAAGTGGGCCGCCAAGTGCAGTGGCAATCGTAGGTGCAATTTGTGTTAGCCAGTCCATATCATCTCCGCATAAAGTTTATGTATTCCATTGTTCCCCAGGCCGCGACTGTGATGAGCAACGCAATCAAAAAAATCAGCCCCAACAACTCAACCGCTTCTTTAATTTCTGCATTGCGTTTGGACTTTGCTTTGTCTGCCGCAGCCTCGCTTGCCTTGTTCTCAGCCACAATTCTGTTCCTCTCGCGCAAGAAGTCCATCCACAAATTGGTCTTGCCCCTACGCATAAAGGACATTTTGATCTCTTCTTCGACTTGCTGCATCTCTTCTGCAAGTTGGATGATTTGCATTGCCTGACTGTTGACGGATTGGAAAGGCTTCTTTGTTGGGTTGGCTTTCTCTTTCATCACCGCATCTTTGGCATCAAAAAACTGATGGATCAGTTCAGATGCATCTTTGCCAAGAGCAATAGCTTGTTTGACCCCTGCTATTGTGGCCCTTGCGGTGGCAATAAGCGTGATGGGATCAATCATTATGTTCCCAGCAGTTTCTTGACTAACTCAGCAGCAAAACCAGGGCCAAGCAAAACAACGCCAGCAATTCCATACAGGATGTATTCAATCTTCTGCATACGTTTTTCTCCACTTGCGAGAGATGCTTGTATGCCTTCGTAACGCTCGGCACATACGGCCTCATGTACGCTCAGACGCTTGTCGTTGTCGTTTACCGTGCTTTGCAGATTGTCCATTTTTATCCCATAAGGTAAGGGGTAGTGATGCGGCGAGTGAACACAGAAGACAGCACGGCCTTGACCTGGTTCTTGTACTCTTGGCTAAAAATCTCGGATTCGCCGTATGCCTGCTCTTTGTACTTGGCTTTGTGGCAGGCGTAGAACGCCACAGGCGTTGTATACGGGTCAGGAATTGTCTCTGTGGGACTGGAGGTGGTCAGAGCCGTGGGCATGATGACCGTGTCCAGTTCCACGCTGTATGTCTGGTCTGGCACAGGGCCAAGGTAGATGCTGGTCTGCCCGTACATTGAGTACGCAATCGGTCTGCCTTGGTAGTTCTGGTAGTAGCGCAGCCGTGCGTTGAAATCGGTGAACGGCATGTACTGCAACGCAATCCTGGTGTTACCCCAGATCAGGTTGAAGTTGATGATGTCCAGTGTGCTTGTGCCGCTTGGCAGGGAGCTGGTAAGCAGAACCTCTTGGTTTTGCGCCACAGAAGATGTTTGGTAAGTACGCAGACATCCGGTGTCGCGCACCAAGCGTACCCTACCCTGATTGATGTAATCAGTTAGTTCGCTGTCGGAGTAAAAGTTGCCATTCGCATCATGCAGCAATCTCCGGCATTCGGTGATGTAGTCAGAGAGAACCATTTCTGCCTCATGATGTTATGCGGCTTTTTGAACAAGACCAGCCTTGCGCTGTTTAGGCGCAGGGACTGGTGCTGCATCAACCACGGGGGATAGAACGTGGACGTTGGGACGGGTTGAAGAAAACACAAAACAGGCCAAGCGCTCTTTTGCTTTTGGCAAGTCCGTGTTCGTCAACATCCATCCAAGCCGCCGTAAATGCGGCTCTTTGTTATCTTCACCGTAACCAAACACATGGTTACAAACAACTGGCGGCACTTCTACAGGGACACCTTTGGCAAACAAGTAACGCTTGCCGTCGTATCCGTCTTCTAGATCGTGTTCACTGTTATTTGTAACCCACATGTTAGGAAGTCAAAATGTCGCCGTAGATATACAGGTCAACCGTAGCTGCTGCGCCTTGTGCCGTACCTACATTGATGTACAAGTACGACTGAGTGAATGCGTTGGTGGACGCAATGCTCAAGTCTTGCACAACAGCGGAAGAGGCCAAAGAAGGGGTCACGGCAGTAACAACTGCTGTGCCGCCTGCGCTTGCTGCGGTTTGGACTGTAAAACGTGCCGTAGTTGGGTTGATCGAACCATTGGTCATTGCAATGGCGCGAACCCGAAACTTTGTGGGAGTGTCGGCGAATGCCACGAACGTATCGCCCGTAGCATTCAAATTCAACGACGGAACAACAGCCAGCAGAATGCTACCAAATTGACTCGGCAGTTTGTTTGCAACTCTAGAACCAGCCATGATGTTTCCTTACAGGGTTTGCAGATAAACGGTATCCGACACGCCACCGAATGTGGTAGTCAGCGTGAAGTTGGTTGTACCTAAGGCAACACCCAAGCTCAACAAACCTACGTTGGCAGATGCCACCTGGAACAAACCGCTGTCGGTCAACGTGCCGGTGAATGCAGTGGTGCTGGTGTTGGTAGCAAAACCAACGGCAGGGCGAGGAACAAACACACCAGTCGAGATGGCGGGGTTGGTCAAGGTTGCAGTACCAGCGGTCACGTTGGACGTTGCGATCAAAGGAGCAACAGCAGAGTTGGTATAACCAACGCCGGATGCGCCGGAGATGGCGGTCATGGTCAGGCACATCACGGCAGTGGCTGCGGTGGTAGATGCTGGGCTGAATGAGATGGTAGGAACAGAAGTCATGTTCGCACCATTGTTATTGATGGTGATTGCGGTGATTGTTCCAGAACCAGCCAAAGTAGCGTTGACGGTCAACACTGCGCCAGAACCAGTGGTGTCGCCGTTGGCGTTCACTACGGTCACGGTAGGAGCAGCGGTGTAGCCTGCGCCTTGGTTGGTCACGGTCACTGCGTTGATGACACCACCGGAGATGGTGCAAGTTGCAGTAGCCTGGACACCACCAGCAGGAGGAGCCGAGATCAACAAGATAGGAGCCTTGGTGTAGTTGGTTCCAGCGTTGGTGATCGTGATGGTGCTGTTGATAGCGCCGCCGACAATCACGTTACCAGTTGCCAACACGCTACCGCCACCAGCCGCAAACGTGCAAGTGGGAGAAGCAGCAGTACCAGTACTAGTATTAGCGGAGTAGATGCCGTTGGTGTAACCAGTGCCGCCGTTGGTGATAACTGCACCAACAACCGTGCCGGTTGGGTTAATCAAGCGCACGTTGCTACCGTCAGAGCTGACGATGGTGGGTGCGGTTTGAGCAGGAGCATCCACAAAGCGCCACGTTTGTTGCACACCGTCGTACTGCTGGATAGCAGTGTAGGGGCCAACGTGGGCAGAGTATTGACCACTGGGGAGAGTGTAGACCTGACCAGAGGCCAAGTTGATAGGTGTGTTGGGCCAGTTAGTACCGCGAACACCAAAACCCATTTGATTAATCATGTTGTGTTACTCCTTAGATGGTGAGAGAGTTGTAACCAGTGACTTTCGTCATGGCCTTGGGCTTCGTTACCACCAGTTCAGCAATCGTCAACACTGCGCCGACATAACCGACTTGCCAGTTAGCCAAAGTGGACTCAAAGCCGGTGAAGGCAAACGAACCCATTTCATGGATGTACAGCGACATGTAGTTGCTGTTCAACAGGTACACAGTACCTTCTGGGCAATAGGGATCGGGATAGATTGGCACACCGGCAACCATCAAGGCGCGGAAACCAGACTGAGGGCCGTCAGCGTCATTGTCAAAACCAACGCCTTTACCTGGGGTAATGATGTAAGATTCTTGACCGACATAGTCTTGAGCCAACAGAGTCCAAGTACCAAAACCGCACACGCCAAAAGTAGGAACTTCAGCAGCGTTTTTCACAGTACCAGAAATGTATTGCAACAAGTTAGCACGGGTTGGGTTCACAGAACCGGCTGCGTACAACTTCGACTTCCACCAAGTATTGCTGGTACGGTTGATATTGCCGTAGGTAGCAAGGGTAGTACCGTCGTCCACAGCACCAGGCAAGCCGATAAACTGTTGGGTGTTGGTGGTGTTGTTGTACAGGGCAGTAGCCATGCTGTCCATCAT